TGCGGAAAATCTTGATTATACAGATGATAATATTGTTTTAGGAACAGATTGTTTGTATTACAATAATGATGCAGATGAATCTTATGGTCTATTGTATATTGGTTCATCTGTTTCTAAACTTGATTCTATTGTTGAAGGCTGGCACGTGCCAACACAAGACGATTATGAAGAACTTATTACTTTTGCGGGTGGTTCTGATGTAGCTGGTGAAACGCTAAAATCAACAACAACATGGTCAACTAGAAATGGAACAGATGCTTATGGATTTGACGGTAAAGCAAACGGAATGAAAACAGGTGCTGGTTTCAATTATAAAGGAACTTATGGTATTTTCTGGTCAAAAACAGTAAACGGTTCACAAAACTTTAGATTTGGCTTACAAGATACAGGTAATGCAGTTATTGCTAATTTTTTGTCAAATACAGTTGGTGCTTCAATACGTTTAGTAAAGGATGCATAATATGGAAAACATTATTACAACATTAGCCCCTCTTATTCCTCCAGCAGCATTACCACTTCTTATTGCTGTAGTATTAGTTATATGGGTTTACTATAAACTACAATCTATAAAAGCTGATAGAGAAGTAACTAAAGTTGCTAGAGATAAAGATAGTCAAGAATTACACGATATAGTTCAAAAGAATACTTGGGAAATAAACAATCTAAAGTTAGAAAACCAACATAGAGATACTATATTGGACGATTTGAGACAGCAATGCAATGAACTAAATGTAAACTTAGCTGTTGTTTCTCAAAAACTTGATGCTTTGGTTGAAGCTATAAAAGAGTTGAAGGATAAATAATGCAATTTCTTTTATTTTTAGCAACAGTTATAGGAATAGTCCTATTTCTGTTGCTTGGTTCAATTTTATTTGATGTGAGTGATGATGTCTGGGGAGAAAGATAAACAAGAACAAGAACAAGAACAATATGATAAAAAGAAATTTGGTGAGGGTATCAAATTTGAACGAATTAGAAGAATAACTCGGATATTTGGTTGGTGATGTTTCTCGCTGGAACGACGGAAAAAGAAAAGAACTACAAGATAGAGAAAAACACCAATAGTAAATTTTGTGACATTATTTGTATAATCATCATTATTATATAATATAGAAAATTTATTTTATTATTATATAATGTAGATTATACATATATTGTCACAAAAATACTATGGCTAATTTTATATAGAGGATAATAGAATGTTGGAAACACCTGAAGAAATTATAGAAAGTTGTAGACAATTTTTACAGAAATCTTCCAATAGATACAGTAATGAAGTCAACAAACAAGTATCTGACCTTGAAGCATTCAATGGTCTTTTTTGGACAGATGATGTAAAAAAGCAATATTTTAGAACAGCTAAAAAGAAATATTGTCTACACTTTTCCGATTGGTCAGTTTTAGCTAATGCTATAGTTTCACCATATACTCAATCACCATGGCATATTGAGTTATCAAATCGTCTTGGTGTTGAAGATATACAAGAATCTATAAACCAATTAGAAGCTGATAATGATATAAAGTTTGAATTGAAGAAAGCATTGACTAGAGCTGTTGTTTCTGGTGCTGGTTATGTTGTTGTGACTACAGTTGCTGATGAAACTACGGGTGAACCAAAAATCACTTGTGAGTTCGTTCAAAGACAAGGTAGTGTAGCATTAGACCCAATGATTGAAAAGGTTGATTGTTCCGATGCTGAAGAAGGTGCTATTGTAAACTATATTTCATTATCTAAAGCAAAAAGAATGTATGGTAATGATGTAGTTCCATATAAGTACCCAGATAATCAACCAAAAATGAATTTCAATGGCATTGAACAATGGCCTAATCTTGAAGATTGCTTACAAATAGTTTCTTACTATAAAAAGAATGAAAATGGTACAGTAGATTACTACAAGATTTGTGGTAATTATGTTGTAGAACAGTTTGAATTACCCATCAAAATAATTCCAATCATTAGATTTGGTGGTTATGAAAAATATAATGGTAGTGATGTAAAATATGCTGGTATTGTAGATAAAACTTGGTCACTTCAGCTTGGTCTAAACATTGCTTATTCTACTTTGATGGAAAGAGCAAATAGAACTATCAAAGCTAACATTATCATGTCTACAGAAGCCGGTAAGAATCTTGACCCATATTACGAAAAGAAAGAAGATGAAGATGGTTCTATTATCATGTATAATCAGGGTGCTGATACACCACAAGTCATTACAGAACAATTCCAAACTGGTGATTTGACACAAGTAATTGAGAATACTCGTAATTTGATTGCTGATGTTATTGGTATTCCATTAGCTGGAATTCTTGGTGATACAGATAAAACAGCTACAGAAATTCTTATTCAAAATAATAATAAAGAATCTAATGTTGCTGTATTCTATGATAATGCTTATAAAGCAAATAGAACTATTGGTAGAGTAATTTTGGAAATGATGACTGGTAATGATATTCCATTTGAATTAGAGAATGGTCCAGATATTATTACTAATAATCTAAAACATAGACAAGAACTCAATGCTATTGCTCAACTTATGCCACCAGAAATGCAGTCTATTGTTGCTGTTCACATGTGTAATACAGTTGATAGTGATTTCGTTGAAGGTGTAAAAGCTGATATTATTGCTAACCTTGGTCAAAATATAAAGTTAGTTAGTGAACAACCAAGTGACCCAGTTGCTATCCAGCAGCTTGAACAAATGAAACAAACACTTGATGCTACAATGCAGCAATTAGAAATGTTAGATAATGAAAACAAACAATTGAAACTTGAAGCTCAATCTATGGCTTTACAATTACAGAATAGTAAAGAAAGAAACATGATTGATTTGACTAAACACCAAGATAATATGGCTATTCAAGAAGCTAAACTTGAATTAGAAGCTAATAAACAAGGTGTAGATATCCAACTTGACCTTGCTGATAGACAAACAAAGTTAGCAAAAGAAGCAGTTGAAATAGAACAAAAGAAACTTGACCTTGCCGAAGATGCTGCTAATATAGTATAGGAGGTTTTATGCGTTTTATATTAGGAAATGCTACAAACAACCAAGGGTTGAATGAAGACAACAAAGCAGCTGCTTATAGACAAACTATAGATGAACATGAAAAGGCTCTACATAAATTTGAAGAACCTACCATGTCACCTACTCAAAGAATGTTAGCTGCTGAAAAGGGTGAAATTGCTGAACAAGCATTACCACAATACTGGGATGATGAATTTCCAAGATTAGATGTGGGTGGTTCTTCTTCATTCATAAATGAAGTTGAATACATCCCATCATTGGGAATTGCAGTAATAAAAATAAATGGAAATCAATACTATTATCCTAAAACGGCTAGAGAAGTAGGTGATTTGGTTACAGCACCTTCTATTGGTGGTGAATATAATCGTTCATGGAAATTGAAGAAGAAATAAAGAGGTATTTTTCTCATGAGAATGTTTGATAACAGAAATTCCTGGTTAGATGATGAAGGAAAACCACTATTAGGTAGAGTAAAATTCTGTAAACTTCACACAACTATTTTGGAAAACATTTATAACATGAACGGCACAGTCGTTTATGCTAATCCACAGTATACTAATACGATTGGTCAACTTCAAATGCAAGTTTTTTTGAAAGATAATACTGATTATACGGTTCGTTTCCAAAAATATGTTGGTAATGGGGATATGACAGAAGACCAAGATAATTGGTTGGATGTTTATTCATGTGATGATATTTGGAATACCTATGGTATAGAAGTTGATTCTACTACATTCCAATTAGTAAATAATATAAATGATTTGAGAAATACTGACCCATCTACTATTACTACAAGAGATAACCATAAAGTTATCATTCTTGGCGGTTATAATGAAATTGGTGATAAACCACAAGTAATGTATATTTGGAATCCTAATAATAATACAGATTCCGATAATGGTGGTGATATTATAAAAGTGAACAACATCACTCAAGGTCGTTGGGAATTGGTAAACAATTTCGGACCATCTGGTTTGGATGTTCGCCACTTTGGTGTTTTTGGTGCAGATTCAAAAGCTGAAGCTACTGATATAATGTCTGTTAGAATAAATACAGCTAACCAATATGCATCTTATAACTCTATACCATTGTATTTTCCAAGTATAAATGGTCTAACTTGGTATAAGATGAATGGTCTAAACATTTATAAAGCAATCTTTGCCGAAGAAACTAGATTATTTGGCAATACAAACTATACAAACATAATCACAATGTATGATGAAAACGGTTATTTGGATGTTTATACTGATGCTGATTATAAAGCTATATTTACTATTAGAGGACCAACGATTAGAACTTCATGGGGTGTAAATTCAGATAACTGTATATTTGAACCAAGTTATAAGTTGATTATAGATTCTGTTATCAACACAAATCAACGCAGTTGGACTGGAATTTATGTTGATTGTCTAGTTGACTCTAGTAATGTTTTCTTATATGAATGTACTATAAATTCTGTAAAGAAACTTGGTGACAACTGCTATTTCAGAGGTTGTAAGCTAACTGAATCTATGTTTTCTGATGGCTGTGATTTTGATACTATAACTATTCACAACAATGTAGTTATAGATTTGGAAGAATGGCCTACAACTTGGAAATGGTTGAAGCTTAGAGTTCAGAAACCAAATCAAACAATTGACTTCAATGGTAGAACACTTTATGCTAACTGTAATGGTATTATAAACTGGGTTGGTGGTGTCACATTCAAGAATGCTGTTTTCTCAACTGGTTTTGAAATAACACAAGTTACTATTGGTTTAGAAAATTGTGGTGGACCAGTTCAGTTGAATTCAAATCTTCAAGCACTTGTGATTGATAACTGTAATATTGCTATCACAACAACTCAATTGACAGCAAGACCAAATGTTGTAATAAAGAACAATTCAGAAGTTACTTTTACTAATGGTGAATTTTATGCTGGTGAGTTTGCAGCACATGATTCAGTTATCACTGGTAGTGTAAATGCTAACGTTCACGTAGTTGGTTCAAATAGTATATTCTATAATGCTATCACAGTTCATGGTGTTCTAAACATACAGAGATGTACTGTAAGTGGTGCTATTATGCATACTGCAAATGATGCAAACTTTGTAGTTACGTTGCTCAATAATACTTTGGGTTCAACATATTACATGTATGGTGCTCCATTGACTCAGGCTGTAGTTTCTGGAAAGATTGAATACAACAATTCTAATGCTGCTCAAGGTATGGCAATTGTTATTGACCGTTCAAACTTTGACCCAGATGAAACTCATCACAACTATTCATACAAGTATAATACTGGTGCTTTTATTCCAGACCTAGCAGTTATTCAGGGAACATATTTGGCTAAACCACGTCATTATTTTTCTGCTACAGAAAATACTTTTGCACAGAATAACCAAGGATATCACACATTTGTAGTTCCGACCGCCTTGAATTGTGGTTTGATATACAATTCTACTGTTCCATTTGAAAATGTTCAATTCTTTACTGTTGGTACGACAAATATCAATGTAAAGATGAAAGTCAGAACTATGGTAAATACAAGAACTATACCTACTGCTTTTACTGAAATAATTTTGAAAGGTATTCACGGTGTTGATTATACGTGGGGATTAGTTGCTCATGTAAATGGTACTTGGCTACCAGCTGGCGGTTGGTATACTTGGGGCACTTTCCCAGTTCTTTATCCAACTATGTTTATTGATGGTAGTGCTGTGAAAGTTGAAGAATCTTCATCATTACCAAGTGACTACAACATAGACATGATAATGGAATACGAAATACTACGCTAATTTATTATAGAAGATAGTTGAAATATACTATCTTCTTATATGGGACCGCATGTTCCAAGGCGGCGATTGACTTTTGCAAAGTTGATGGAAGAGTTCGATTCTCTTCGGCTCCACTACTAATTTTATATGAGAACAATGGAACAGGGCTATTGTTCAAAACATTTCAAATACCCTGGTCAATAGGAATCGTTTATATGAATTCAGAACAAGTCAATGAACTCTACAAGAAATATGCAAATGTAGAGAACAAATCCGATACAAAACCACAGGAAGTTGATACATCGGCTAATGTTGAAACCCCTAAGGAAGTAGTAAAAGAAGAACCAACTACAACTGGTATAGTTGATTCTGACACACAAACTCAAAATCCAGATACAGTCAAAGATGAAACTTCTACAAAGCCAGTAGATGTTGAAGCCAAGATTGAGAAGAAACCAACATATACTAGACAAGAAAAGATTGACTATGCTTTCCAAAAGAAGCAAGCTCGTATCAAAAAATTGATGGAAGAAAATCGTTCTTTGAAAGAAGAACTTACCAAATTCAAAGGTCTAACTCTTGATAACTTTGGTGGAAATACACAAGATTATCTTGATTATCAAGTTGATATGAAAGATAAAGAAAGACATTCAAAATTTATTGAAGACCAGATTCGTGAAGCACAAGCCGAAGAATATGATAGACGCAATAATGAGAAGATTTCTAATTGTTTTCCAGATGAAGTTGAACAAGAAAGATTCAATAGCATTGTAAAGACTGAAGGTCCAAAACTATTGAAAACATTGGATGCTTATGATAAAGATGGTGCAGTTTTATCTTTCTTAGATGATAGTGATATCTCACCTCTTCTTATTCGTATTCTTGTTAGTGAACCATCTTATCTAAAACAAGTTTTATCCAAACACACATCTATGGGTAAATTTAGAGAAATGGAAAAGTTGGAAGAAAAAGTTTTGTATGCTAAAGCACAACTAGCCAATAGAAATAGAGCAGTTCCAGAAAAGAACGAAGACACAAAGCCTGCTTTACCAGTAATTGGTTCAGTTACAAAATCTGAAGCACACAAAGATTCAAAAACTGTGTTTGACCCAAATGCTATCTTACACAAGTTGAAACAAAAGAACAAATATCACAAATAACAAATTCATTATAATAGGTCTTTATTGACCGAGGAAAAAATATTATGGCTATTTCTAGTTCTAACACATTTGCTACAAACAAACTCGTTACAATGGTTGCTATCCGTGCTGCTGAAGCTGCTGGTTATTTGACCGTTGGTTCTAAAAAGTTTTTCGCTAACCAGTTAGTTGGTAAAAACAACGGTCAGGATTATGATTTCTATATCCGTGACACTGGTGATGCTGTAAACCGTCTTGCTTACCAAGCTGGTGATAAGATTGCTCTTGCTGAACGTAAGGTCACTCTTTCTCTTGACCCATGGCACGTTCTCATCAATACCAATGCAATTGAAAAAGCTACAGATATTGAAGATTGGGAAGATGAAATTGCTAAACCAAATGGTCAGAAGTTGATTCAGGGTGTAGTTCGTAAGGCTATTGAAAATGACCTTGGTAAAGTTGGTACAGCTTTCATTGGTTCTGGTTTCACACCACTTTCTCAGGCTGCTGCTCACTTGGCTTCCGTTGTTTCTGAAGACCTCTATGGCTTCGTTGACCCAAATGTTGAAGCAATCTTGACTTCTAACGGTCAGCAATTCGTTCCAGTTGATGCTCCTGATATGTACTCCAAGGGTCTATTAGGTCGTTTCCATGGTGCTGAATATCGTTCACAGAGATGGTTGCCAGTATTGAATCTCACATCTGCTACTTCTAATGCTTTGAATGGCTCAGTTGTAACAAATGTATCTGCTAACGCAAACGATAGCAAGATTTGGGATGTCGTACTTTCTGGTACAAGTCTTTCTGGTAATAAGATTCCAAAGGCTACTCCATTGTTCATTGAAGGTGTAAAGGCTTGTGATACTGTTGGTGACCCAACTTCTATGGATCAGGCTTTCATCACTCTTGAAGATGTAACCGCTACTGGTAACACTGGTGTAATCGTAAAGGTTCGTGCTAAGGATATCACCAAGGGTGGTACTCGTGAAATCGCTAAGGAAGATGGTACTTCTTTCAGTGCTGTAAGTGCTGTAACTGGTGCTGTTTCTGCCCCTGAAGCTGGTAAGTATTTCACTGGTATTGTTCGTGCTGATGGTTCTTACGAATTTGAAACCATGGACAAGATTGATGCTGCCGGTGCTGAATATGCTAAATCTCCTGTTGTAGAAGGTTTGACTGTTCACCAGAACCGTTTGGTTGACCTCCGTGATATGACTGACGATACTCGTTGGGACATCGTTACCCTCGCTGGTACTGTTGAACCAAGAGCTGTTGCTGCTTTCTATGTAAAGTAATACAGTCATAAACATAAAACAATAATAAAAGGGCTACGGGCCAAAAAGCCCATAGTCCTTTTTTCTATTTTTATATAGAGGTAAATTTATGAATTTGAAACAATGGATTGAAGATAAAATTCGTGAGAATTCTTGGGAACAAAGACTAAACGAAGATAGTCCCTATGAAGATAATGCAAGTATTATAGCTAAACTTTCTAAAGTACCAAAAACTAAAATAAAAGCTAAAAGATATGGTTATAAAACACCAAAGAAAATTGAAATTTCTGATGTAGCACCAGAAATTGATGAAAAGAAATACAAAGAAGCCAGTAAACTAGCTGAAAAATATAATGATGCTTTTGAATATGGTGATTTGAATGTTACTGAAGATACACCATGGTTGACTGATGCAGAATATACAGAACCACCAAAAAGTGTTTATGAAGATATGTCTATGGTTTCAAGAGGTTTCAAACCATATACTGGTAAAGAATACAATAATGCTCTAAAAGACTATCTAATGGAAGGTGTAGAAGAAGGTTTTCAAACTAAAGTTGAAGCTATGGACGAATTTAGAAATTCAAAAGTAAAACCTTCTGTATTTACAGATAAAGATATTCAAAAATATAATGATTTATTTGGAAATTTAGATAAAGACGAAATAATTGTGACTAACAATTATACCGATAATTATATTCCAGATGAATATAAAACTGCTGTAGATTTATATAATGATATTCCTAAAACTTATAATTTATATGAAAACCCAGATTTTGCTTGGGAAAATATTGAAGCTGAATTACCAGAAGTAAGTGAATTTCGTACAGAACTAAAGCCATATAATAAAAAGAAAGATGGCTATTATAGACATCCATTATATAACTGGTATATAGGCCAAAATGATGTTGGAAACAAATATGCTACTACACTAAAAGATTTTGAATCTGTGTTTGACGCAACTGCTCCAATAGATAACATTGAAGGTGCTACTCGTTGGGGATTGACTGATTGGGGTGATAAAGCTAATAAACACGTTGCCAAAATGGATGACATTTCTAAAGAAAATCGTTATATTATAATGAAACGAATTGCTGAAGGAATAGATAAAATCAAAAATAGAACAGATTTATCTTCTAAAGAAAAGACCGAATTATTAGATAAATTCAGAACTAGTATGAATAAAGAAATTGAATTGATGAAAGATTTCTAATTGGAGGTAAATATGGAAGATTTATTTGATGCTGGAACATTTTCCAAAGATACACCAGATTTGATAGAGATACTAAAAGAAATGTATAATAATACAGATTTTAGTTCTCCATCAAGTGTATGGGAAAATTGGAAAGAAATGATACCAGGATATGAAGCTATGTCTTATTACTACAACAATCCTGAAGGTAATGCTTTAGAATTTGCTGATAAGTTAGCAGAAGATGTAGTTCCAATGTATTATGGTATAAAAGAAGGTAGTTTTCCATTAGCAGCTTTAGATGCTATGACTTTACACATGGGTGGTACAGCCCTAAAGAAAGCTAATAAAGCTAAAAAAGCCAGTTCTACCAGAAAATTGTTGGAGGAATAATATGAATTTGAGAGAATGGTTAGAAGATAAAATAAGGGAAAATTCATGGGAAAATAGACTCAATGAAGAAAGCCCTTATGAAGCTAATGCTATCTCTATTGCCAAACCTATTCTAAAAAGAGCAAAGAATGGTAAAATTGCAGTAGATAAAAAGAGAACTAAACTCGCCCAAGAATTTGCTGAAAAGAAGGGTAAATATGGTAAAGACCTACTTGAAGATAAACCATTTACTTTAGAAGGTGTAGAAGCAAAAAATGCTTTAGGTGGTGATTGGTCTTGGTTTGATTCTGATAAAAAATTCTTTGAAGATTTAGAAAAAGAATACCCAGGAATTACTAATGATATTATAGTTGAATCACAAGGGGTGCATGAAGTTCCAGATTACTACAATAACTGGCATAGAAAACATGATAAAGTTAGTAGAATGCTTTGGGAAAAAGATAAAAACTTTGAAACAAATCCAAATCCAAAAGACTATATTTCTGAAATAGAGTATATAGTTGAAGATGGTAAACCATTCATGTGGTATGATACTAGAAAAATAAATGATAATACTAAACTTCCAGACCCACCTAATGAAATAACAACTAAAGAAGCTAAAAAGATAGCCCAAAAAGTTCCTGGTGCACAGTTTACTATTCAAGAACTTTTGGATTATTTGGAATCACAAAAACCAGAAGCTATAAAGAAATATAAACAAGGACTTGAACAGAAAAAACTAGACGATATTGCTTCTGACTTTGAATAGGTTTTACAATGGCTTCATTTTATAATTACAAATGTTCTGAATTTACTTGGCATAAAGTAAACGAATGGTATATTGTAGATGATATCTTCACTATTACACTGGATGATAAAGAATACAAATATACCATTACCATTTACCCAGGATTTATGACTGATGGCGGTAGTATTCCAAAAATGTTTGAATGGTTTGCTAAAGGGTGGACCAATGACTATGAATATAATGGAATTTATATACTACATGATGCTATGTACTGTACAGAATATGTTTCTAAAGAAATAGCTGACGATATGTTGCGAAGTTATTTACGAGATTATGGTATGGATAGATTACATGCGTCTACTATATGTTGGTGTGTGAATATGTTTGCTAAATGCCATTATGGTAAAAAGAATGATGAAAATGATAACTATGACTTTGTAAGATTTCAAAAAACTAAATTATAAAAAAGAGCGGGAATTTCACCCGCTCTTTCATTTATTAGGAGATACAATTTTTGGACAATTCTTTTCACTAAATGGATTTACTCTACTAACAGATTTTCTAAAATGTACTAAAGTTTTATAAAGATAATCTATTTGATTTTCATCTAACATATTTATAATCTTTGTATTTGCTCTTGGAATCTTTGAAATTATATTTCTAATATGGATTTTCTTTTGTTCTGTTGTCATATTTATATCTCCTATTCAATTTGTTTATATTACAAATATAGTATATTATTTCTGTTTGTCAAGGGTATTTTCAAAAATTTTGTTTTATTTTGAACTGCATATTTTAGTCAAAATCATCTTGTTGTTTCATATAGTATATATAATTTTTGTTTTCCAAAATTTGACCCCTTATAGAGCCATTTATGCGTTTATGCGTTTATGAGCATATAAGCAAATGTAAGTAAAAAATAATATAAAAATAACAATTTTTCAGAAACTTTTATTATAAATATAGTATAAAAAGAAATAAAAATTTTCAAAAAACCCTTGACAAGTGAAAAAATAATTACTATATTTTATTATAGAAAACACGAAAAGAGTCAATTTTTGAAAAATAAAAATTATACATATAGTATAATACAATAGGAGATTACAGAATGAAAAAGATAGTTTATAACGAATACACCAACACAATCACTACCAACATTGGTGCTAAAGTTTTACCAACCAATTTGAACGATTGCTTGAAGAAAGCAGCATATTTTATTGCTAACAATTCTAATGATTTTATCCATAGTGAATTTTGTGACAATACTTGTATAATCTACAATAATAATAATATAGAAAATTCTAAAAATAATTATAATAATGTAGATTATACAAATAATGTCACAAAAATACTATGTGATTTGAAAAAGAAAGCTCAACACGAACTTTTGGACATCCACTTCTTCCCAATCAAGTATTCCAGCAAGAACGAAAACAAAGAAATGGCCTACGTCCAATACAATTTGAACAATGCTCTTTACTCTATGATGGTAAACTTTGAAAACTGGAAATGGTTAGTCAATAATGAATATGCTACATTTGAAATTGAAACTTGTGACGTTGAAAAGACTCTTTGGTTCGTAGCTAATGCTCTTTCCAGCAACCCAAGAATCAAAGAAACTTGCGTAAATACTACTCTCAATCTTTATATCAACAATGATTTATCTTTCATAGCAGAAGATTTTAGAAACTTTGAAAAAGTTATGAATTGGTTTGATAATATGGACAAATACATTGCTGACCGTATAAACTTTGATAAGATTGATACAAATAAAACTGTTATGGTCTATGTTTATGGTGAAAAAGACTATGGTTGGAGAGAAATTGTACACAAGAATGGTGAAATGTGCTTATATTTTACCCCAACTGTAAAGAAATACTTGAAGAGAATCAACAAGTCTATGAGTGGTCAAAAGTTCCACAAATACCTAAATGAATTGTTGGGTAAATGGTTCGTTTTAGAGGGTAAAGCTTGGGATTGTTTCCGTCAAAATATGTCAAGAACTATAGACGATTTAGACGAAAGAATTGGAGCAAATGCTTGCCAAATGATGGTTGAACAATATGTAAATGGTATGGCTCGTTTCTATGATGTAGAATTGGTCAATGAAGAAGTTTCTAATGAAGCTATCGTCAATGAAGAAATTGAAACACCAGTTGAAAATGTAGTTTTTGT